AGGTTCATACGTATCAAACGCACTTGTACACAGAGTAACTGGTGCAACTGCTGTTCAAATTACGGGGGCAACTATTGATACTAATCCATTGGGTGAATTTAATTTAGCTATTACCGATGTTGCTTCGATTGTAAACAACTTTACGTGTTCTTTCGACACATCTTCTTCAAAATATATCACCAAAATACTTGGTACTGATGTTTTTGATAAAGAAAAGGTTGAATATCCAATTTATGTTCACGAAGTATATCCAAATTTAATAAACAACTTGTTTGAACAAGGTTTAATTAGAGGTTTAAGTACAGATGAACAAGTTTTAACGGAAGCTGATAATTTTGTTAACCCATGGGATATGGCAGGGTCATCAACAGTAGTTTCTGAAGTTAGAGGCGGGAAGGTTTTTGATTTATTCAGTTTCTTAACTGTATCAGATGGTGATACTTCTAACTATGAAGTTAAAATAACAATTTCAAATATTGACATTGACACAGCAGAATTTGATATTCTTGTTCGTGATTTTAATGATACCGATACTAATCAAGTTGTTTTGGAGAAATTTACAAGATGTACAATGAATCCAGATTTACCAGGATATGTTGGTAGAAAGGTTGGTACATCAGATGGTGAGTATGAATTAAGATCTAAGTATATTATGCTTGTTTTAGCTGAGGAGCATCCAACAGACGCATTTCCAGCTGGTTTCAAGGGAGTAACAACAAGATCTGAAATAGGTGAAATTCTTTATAAAACAAAATATTATGATGCAGGTGATGTATTATACTATGACGCTAGCGGAAATCCAGTTACCACAAATGGTGATAAAGTTAAAAAAGTAACTTTAGGATTTTCAACAGATGGTAATTTTATATATGATAGAGACATGTTAAAGTTTAAGGGTAACGTAGCAGCCGGATCAACATTTGGTTTCCACTTATCAACAAATGCGTCATCAATCACTGGAACAACTGGTAGTAAATTATTTAAAACAACAGCATATGATTTAGAAGGAATTAACAAAGGTAAATTAGCAACTACATCATATAGAAAATTCACTCTACCATTATTTGGTGGTTTTGATGGTTGGGACATTTATAGAAATACAAGAACAAATGGTGATGGATATGTATTTGGTAAAACAACGTATATAAGTGGTCACACTGGAAACGGTGGTGTATTCAGCAGTACAGTTGGAAACTCAGATTACTATGCATACTTACAAGCTATTGAAACATATGCAAATCCTGAAGCAGTAGATATTAACATATTTGCAACACCAGGTATTGATTGGAATAATCATAGTTCATTAGTTAATCAAGGAATTGATATTATTGAAAATGATAGAGCGGATTCATTATACATTATCAACTCGCCTAACTATACAACTGCTGATGAAACAATTTCATCTTTAGATGATTTAGGTCTTGATAGTAACTATTCTGCAACATATTGGCCTTGGATTCAAGTAAGAGACACGGATAATGCAACACAGCTTTTTATACCGCCAACAGGTGAAGTATTAAAGAACATAGCATTAACTGATAACGTTTCTTATCCTTGGTTTGCTGTGGCGGGTTACTCAAGAGGTCTTGTTAACGCAATAAAAGCACAAAAGAAATTAACTCTTGATGAAAGAGATAATCTTTATAAAGCTAGAATTAACCCAATCGCAACTTTCTCTGATACAGGTACTATTATCTGGGGTAACAAAACGTTACAAGTTAGAGAATCGGCATTAGATAGAATCAACGTAAGAAGATTGTTATTGAGAGCTAGAAAGTTAATCTCTGCAGTAGCTGTAAGATTGTTATTTGAACAAAATGACGAACAAGTTAGACAAGAGTTCTTAAGATTGGTTAATCCAATTCTTGAGTCAATTAAGAAAGAAAGAGGTTTATATGACTTCCGTGTAAGTGTATCTAACGATCCAGAGGATATTGATGCAAACACATTAAGAGGTAAAATATACATTAAACCAACAAGAGCATTGGAATTCATTGATGTTGAATTCATCATTACTCCAACAGGTGCTTCTTTTGAAAATATCTAATATTACAATAAAATAAGAATGGGGATGGCTAAAAACCTCCCCATTTTTGTTTATTATATTGAATATCAGTAAATTAGTTAATTAGAATAAAAGAATATAAGTAAATCAGAATATTAGAAATATTAGTACATTAGAATATTAGAATTATTAGTATATTAGTATTTTAGTAAGTTAGTAGCAAAAAGCTAAGGAAAAAAAACGAGAAAAACAACTATTTTACAAAATAAATTTTATTTCACATATTGATATATTTATAGGAAAGAAATAAACACAAAATTATAATACAAAAACAATGGCAGATTTATTAATGAAAATGCCGGTTCCATATGAACCGAAACGCAAAAATAGGTTTATCTTAAGATTTCCATCATCTTTAGGTATTAACGAATGGTATGTAACATCTACTGCTCGTCCTAGTGCTAAAATTAACTCAACAGAAATTCCATTTTTAAATACTTCAACATACGTAGCAGGTAGATTCACATGGGACCCAATCAAAGTTACTTTTAAAGACCCAATTGGTCCTTCAGCATCTCAGGCTCTTATGGAATGGTTTCGCTTACACGCAGAATCGGTTACAGGTAGAATGGGCTACGCCGCAGGTTACAAGAAAAACGTAGAATTAGAGATGTTAGATCCAACAGGAGTTGTAGTTGAAAAATGGATTCTTGAAGGTTGTTTTCTAACTAGTCTAAACTTTGGTGATTTGAACTACTCTCAAGATGAATTAGCAACAATTGATGCTGAATTGAGAATGGATAGATGTATCCAAGTATACTAATATTACTTTTAAAATAGATTTATTTAAATCCATCATCCTTTTAGGTTGGTGGATTTTTAGTTCCACATGGAACCTTTTGCGTTATCAATTGATTTTCTAATAAATTATACTTATATTAATACAAACTAATTTAATTTATTATGGAAAATATTAACCCAATGGTTGCATATGATGTGGTATCCTTACCATCTCAAGGTGTACACTATTCCAATGGAAAGAAGACATTAAGGGTAGCTTACCTAACGGCGTCTGATGAAAATGTACTTATGTCACCAAATCTAATACAATCTGAAACCGTTGTCGAAGAATTAATAAAAAGAAAAATATTAGATAAAGATATTAGTTTTGATGATATTGTTGAGGAAGACAAGCAAGCTATTTTAATATTTTTAAGAAATACCGCTTTTGGTACAGAATATACATTAAAATTAATTGATCCATCAACAAAGAAATCATTTGATTCAATATTAGACCTATCTGTTTTAAAAGTTAAAGAATTTAAATTAATTGCTGACTCAAATGGTGAATATTCATTTATGCTACCAATATCTAAGAAAAATGTAACATTTAATTTTTTAACAAACACACAAGAAAAAGAATTACAGAATATTAAAGAATCAAGTGGAACAATAGTTTCACCAATTAACACTAAAAAACTTGAGATGATGATTAAATCTATTGATGGTCAAAGAGATCAAATGGCAATATATCAATTTATTCAAAATTTACCAATCAAAGATTCCCAAGATTTTAAAAAGTTTGTATCAGAAAATAAACCAGGTTTAGACCTAATAGTTGATGTAATCGCCCCGTCAGGAGAAAAAGTCCCAGTTTTGGTTGACTTTGGGGTGGAGTTTTTTCGTCCTTTCTATGGAATATAAGAAAAATCAAATACAAGCAATTTTATTTCTATTATCTAAAGGATTTACCTATCAAGACCTTTTGATACTACCAATACACGAAAGAAATAATATTATTAACGTTTTATTAGAAAAAAACGGATAAAACTATTTATAGTATTATGGCAGATATTAAAAAAGATTTTTATGATTACCTAAGAGGATTGGGTATAGATGCAGATGACGCCGAAAAGGCATCAAAGAAACATGTTGCTGATATGGCCTCCGCAGCATCTAAAGCATCATTTAGAAGTTCATCTACAGGCGATGGTAATTCAATTGCATCAGCGTTAGGTGCCGGTTTCATAGATCAACAAGCAGAAAAACTTGCAAGGATTAATACAAAAACTGGTGCTACAATATTAAGTGCCATAAAGGCTAGCGCGTCATTTAATCCAATTACAATACTTTCAGGAATATTTGATGCTGGTGTAGATTTGACTGCAGCACTTTTAGGTGATATAGCTAAATTAAATATAGAGCTATTAGAGGCAACCAGAGGAGCTGGTGGATATGTGGGAGATATTGCTGAATCAATGATGTCTTCAACTAGATTTGCAATGATTGAAGCTCAAAAATATGGTGTTTCAACAAACGATACAATAGATGCTGTAAAATCATTGATGGAAAATTCCGGAAGAATGTCTGCATATAGTGATAAGACAATAGCAAACGGAATGGTGGCTTCTCTGGCTTTTACCAAAAACTCTAGAACAATTTTAGAAAATGCTGAAGAATTTAGAAACGTTGGTATAGGATTAGATGGTGCTGCCAAATCAATTACATCAATAGGTGAGGAGTCTATAGCATTAGGGTTAAGTGCTAAAGCAACCTCTGAAGTATTAATTAAAAATTTAGGTGCTTTAAATCAATATGGTTTTCAAAATGGAATAAAAGGTTTGGGTAAAATGGTTCAAGAAGCACAAGCACTTAAAATCAATATAGATAGTGTATTAAAAATTGCTGATAAACTATATGATCCAGAAAGTGCAATTAATCTTGCGGCTAACTTACAAGTTGTTGGTGGTGCCTTTGGTGATTTAAATGATCCAATTAAATTAATGTACGATGCAACAAACAATGTTGAGTCATTACAAACAAGTATTATTGGTGCTGCTAGAAGTTTAGCCACATATAATGTTGAACAAGGTAGATTTGAGGTAACTGGAGTCAATTTAAGACGTGCTAAAGCGATGGGGGATGCTCTTGGCTTGACAATGGGTGAATTGACTAATATGGCCGTTAAAGGGGCTTCCAAATTTGAAGCAATGAGCCAATTAGATATGTTTCCATCTTTAAGTGATGAGCAAAAAGAATTTGTTTCTAATTTAGCAACAATGAAAGACGGTAACGTTGGTTTTGATATCCCTAAAAATATGATAGAAACGATGGGGTTAACTAACGTTAAAGATGGATTTGTGGGTTTAAGTGATTTATCAGATAAACAAATTATTGAATTACAAAATTTACAAAAAACAGCAGATAATGAAAAACCAATAGATATAGCTAGAAACCAATTTAATGAAACAACAAAAGTATTAAACGTTGCTACTGCAATTTATTTAAGGTTAATGGAAGACACCAGACAAAGTAAGGCTGGTGATGCAGCATCCGAATTAATGAAAAAAGCTGTTGATTTTTCACAAAAATTAGATCCAACAACTAAAAATAGTGCACAAACCTTTAAACAAGTTTATGATGAGGCTGGCGAAGGTGGTTCTAAGTTGTATGATAAAGCTATGGATAATTTGCCACCAATGATTAAAGATACAATCAAGTATCTTGAGGACAAACTTAGTAAGGTGGCAGATGATTTAAATATACAGGATAAAACTGAAGAGCTTATTAAAAAAGCACAGGAACTTCTTGAAAAAGGGTTTGAAAAAGCTAAAGAAATGGTTGGAGCTACTAGTATGAATGATATCGATTTAAACATTAAAGTTGATATTAATAGTAGTAGCGCTCTATTAGCTGGTATAGTGGTAGATGAAATTAGTAAAAACCCTCAACTTAAAGCCGATTTTGTCTCTAATATTGTTAAAAGCACCAAAACATACACATAGTAAAATAATAAATTGTCTATTTATTAGATAAAAGAATAGATGCCAAGTTACTTAGATTTTGATGCTACAAAAAGGTTTAGAGATGAGTTATTATCAAAGACCTTAAATGCTCCTAATGGTCCTCAGACTTTTAGTAGTAGTAACTATCCTATTCAAAAAACAAACAGCTTTCCAAACAAGGATCAGGGTGATGTAATATTAAACCAACAAACATCTAGAGACGCACAAATAATATCTACTGGAACAAGTAATAGATTTGCACCAGAAAATGGTGATTATGTTGTTGTTGAGGATGTAAGAAATATTACATCAATAGACAATGTTGGTATATATCCATATTTTCCAATTAATAGTGGTATTTTAGGTAGAGGGTTAATAGGGGCATTAGATTCTAAAAACTATGAGTTTGAATCTAAATTAGCAAAGTTCGCTAACTATCATATATCTGAAAGTCCAGACGGCCCAGTTCAAGCAAGAATTAGACAAAATTTACAAACATCAACACTTGGTAGAGTTAGAGCACTTGATGCTTTAAATGGTAATTTATCTACAGCTATTAATTTAGTTACAGGTAAAGAAAAGTTAATTGAAAGAAATTATAAAATAACTGTAGCTAAAACACTACCCGGAAAACTTATTGATTTTGTTCAAACAGTTGCAGGTGTCGAGTTTCCATTTTCAGAAATTCCTGGTGACTACTTAACCAACCCAGCTAATCCTGTTATTAATAGACCAGTTCCACAAAGTGAGTTTGGTAAAATATTTCAAGATGCAACAGGTGTTCTAGGTTCTTTATTAGGAATTCAAAGAAGACCAAAAGCTAGTAGAAAACCATCAGACTTAATGCTTGAATATTTAAGTGATGGTCAAAAGGGTGTGTTATATGATAATTTATCCTTTTCAACATACGCGCCAAATTATACAACAACAGCTAGATCACAAAATTCTAGTAAATTATTTAATTTTGTAGATAAGATTGCTGCTGGTATTAATAAAGTTATAGGTAGAGAAGCGCCAGCAGGTAAAGCTTATATTGGTGATGATAGAGGTAATGATGTAAAAAATGTGATCGCCGATTTTAACGATAATAAAACAAGAAGCCCATATTATCTATCATTAATGTTTGATGAAACAGCAACAAAATTGTTTCATAGCGAAAGAAATATTTCAGAGAGAGGCCCAATACCTGGTAAATTAACATGGTACAGTCCAAATAGTAAAAATAAATTAGGTATCCATAATTTAGAATACCAAAGTGAGAGTTCAGTATTTGAAGAAACATTATCAACAAAACATACATTTAGAGATGATTCTATTTTAGGTAAAACACAAGAATTATTAAATTCATTACCTAAAGATGGTGGTCTATCAAGATCACACGTTGCTAATGTTATTGATCAAACAAGTAGAATATTCAGAGAGGGTGATACATTATTATCTAGAGGTTCTGCAATTAAATATATTGATAAAGCAACCGGTAAACAAGATGGTACAGAATATTGTAGAGTATGGACAAAAGATAGATCATACATGAACTATTCTGATACTATGAAAAGAACTGGTTTAATAAGAAAAGTTGAAGATAGTGTTTTATCAACACCATGGAACTTGAATATTGCACCAATGTCAAATGGTAACGGATCGTTTGATAAAAGTTCAACTAACATCGATGCGGTTGCAGGTAAAGTTAAAAAATACATGTTTTCTCTTGAAAATTTATCATGG